TATGCACATCTTCCTGTTGATGAAAGACATAATAGCTATACTTCTGAATCAGCAAGAATAATATCTGAGCGATTAGGTAATTCAGACTGGTTGCCTGATATTATGAAAAAATCTCCTCAGAGAGTAGAACATCTCTATGAAAATATATTCGGTGGCGTGGGTAAACGAGCTTTAGATTTAACTGATTACGCAATATTACTTATAGAAGATTTACGTAAAGCTGAAGATAGACCTATGAAAGAACATGTTAAAGAATATAGGAATAACATGACTCAGCTAGAAAGAAGTGAGTTTTTAGCATTTTTAGAGCGAGATCAAAGGGAGGCATTTGAGAAGGAATTAAGACGACCTGTTCTTGCCGAAGGTAATATAGTAGACCAAATCTTTGATGCTACTGGGCTTGGACCTAGATTCTCTCCTAATCGTGGTGGAGGAATTAAAGAGACGCAGATACGTGCAGCGGAAGAAGTTATGCCGAATGTTTCTGCTAAACAATCTGCTAAACTTGCAACACAATTAAGACAATTCGATACCGAAATGCAAGCATTAGGATATGAAAATGATCAGAAACTTGCTGACTGGGAAGCTAAAGATACTGCAACTTTAACTGCTTCAGATTGGAATAAATTATTAAGTCCTACTGACTGGATTAAAAAGAATAGACAAGATTACTTTGCTAAACAAGGTGCATTATTAATTAGTAGATATCAGAATCCAGAAGCTGTTCAGTGGCAGGATGATGCGACTAAAAGACGTTGGTATGAGGCTTATTATACTGCTGGAGGAACTATGCCCGACTTGCGTAGTCAGGTAGATGAACTAGTAACTGGTTTTTATAATATTCCATTTCCCGGTGATGATATGCTAGCCCTACTTTAACTATGGCTGAATCATTTAGAAATCAGGATGAATATATATTAGCTATGCAGGAACTTGCAGAAACTAATGGTGAACCTGAAGTATATAACGAGTTCATAAGATCATTAGATAAGAAGTTAAGACCAAGAGAAAAAGAATATAAACAGGATATGAGATATCTTAGTGAATGGTATGATGCAGGTAGCACTTTAGATAGTTTGCTTGGTGCTGGAGCGTCTACTGAATATCCTGAACTTGAATTAAAATGGCAATCATATCTCGCGGCAGATAGTGCAACAAAAAATCATATACGATCTCAGGATACTCAAATAAATAATTTAGTTAATAGACGGATAAATCAAAGAAAAATAATAGTAAGAAAAAGCTGGAATACAGAAAGATACCCTCGTATGGATTTCTTACTTGCGTATTGGAGAGGTGGGAATTACACTCCAATATCCCCATTAGGTATAAATGTAAAGTCTAAGTTATATGGAGGTTCTGGTTTAGAAGCAGGGGAAATGGAACAGTATAGAAATCCTGAACTTGGAGTTGGCGTTGACTAATGCGGTATACTAATAGTATTTTAAGGTCGAAAGGATAAAGAATGGTAAATCAGACAGAACAACCAACAGAGAATACGGATGCAGCGGTAGATACTGGAAATACTACTACGGATATAACTGATGAGTTTGCCGGAGCAGGTACATTTGAAGATGTAACTACCGTTCCAACAGATGATACTCCTGCTGAATCTTCAGAAGGAGAGAGTGCTGTAGAGGAACCGGCTCCTGCACCCGAAGAGGGTACTCCCGCATCTGATACTCAGACAGAGGATAGTCCTGTTGATATAACTAAGCGTATTGAAGAGTTAGAACAACAGAATCAATACTATCAACAACAACAACAACAATCACAGTTGCAATCACAAGGTACACAATATAAACAACAATTAGAACAACAAGGGTATTTGCCTGAACAGGCAACTCAAATTGCTCAAAGTTGGATGGCTCAACAGAGTCAGGTGGCACAAACACAGCAGCAGCAGGAACAACAGATTAAGTTCTACCAAGGACAATCTTCCGCTGCTGAACATTTTGCAGATAAGTATAAATTAAATATATCTGATCTTGCAGAATTAAGAAATAGTCCTGATCCTAAATCAATGGAAGCAGTAGCGAAGCGAATGGCTTCAGATAGAAAAAAGGACGCTAGGATAGCTGAGTTGGAGGCTAAGCTAGTACCTCAGCAGACTTTTGATGATAGCCAATCGACTCCTGCTGCATCTAATAATGAGGATAGGTTACTTGAGCGGTATAACCAAGGCGACAGGTCGTCTGAAGCTCAAGCAGCAGCACGAAGGGCTGCTGGGTTAGCATAAATTTATATAATATAAGGAGAATTTAAAATGGCACAGACAGCTACAACTGGTAATTTGGAAAATGCTCAACGCATTATACTTTCATCAGCCAGATATACAGAGGAGCATAATGCTCCAGCACTCGCTCTTATTGAGCAGTTCAAGCTCCCTAAAGGGGCTAAACAAGTAACCGTTCCCAAAGTCTCTCAGATGACAATGAGCGACTTAACAGACGGTCAGGACATAGTTGACGAAGAAGATATTGGTATGACTACCGTTGACCTCACCGCTAGCGAGGTAGGGGCAAAGGTAATTCTTACTGATAAACTTGTTCGACAGGCTGCTGATAATGTATTCAGTATGATCGGGCGACAACTTGGTGATGGCATGGCACGGAAGAAAGACGGTGATGTTCTTGCTCTCTATACTAACTTGAATAATGGTACTAAATTAGGTGCGACAACCAAAGAACTCACAGCAGACAATGTAGCAGCGTGTATCTCTGTTGCAAAAGCTAATAAGTTTGGATCACAGTTATATATACTGCATCATCCTAACGCTGTAGCTGCTTTGGCAGCATCTGCTGCTGCTACGGCATCGGCAACGACTTCAGAAATCTCAAGTGGATGGTCGGCAGACTTGCTAAAGAACTTCTATAGTGGCTTACGTCCTCTTAATGGTGTTAGCATCTTTGAAGATGGAAATATTACTGCGGATTCTAATAATGATGGTATTGGTGTTATTGCCGATAAATCTGCAATGGCTGCTCTTAATAGTGTTGAGACTAGAACTGAGCGACAACGAGATGCTTCACTCAGAGCTACTGAAGTTGTGATGACTGCTGACTACGGTGTATTTGAACTTGATGATACTCGTGGAGCTGGACTTCTTTACAAAATTTCTGATCTCGCTACTAATAACTAGAGGTAAATTATGGTAACTGGTATAACAGAACGAAATAAGCTAAAACAGGAATTATCTGGACTAGGCTACTCAATGTCTTATATAAATGACTGGCAGCCTAAGACAACTCTGTATCGGCATAAGCCTTCTTATTATATAGACGGAAGTGTATGTGACGAGATAGGAAGTGCCGTGCATAATGTGCCGGGAAGTCCTGACTATGTATTAAGAAAAGCTAAGATCGGACTGTTTGTCTGGAAACCTGATGAAGAATGTGAGTGTAAATGGTGCAAAGAAGCTAGTGCTAAACTTGAAGAGACTTGTAAATCATGTGATACAGTTTTATCAGGTAAAAATGCAGCAGGACTTGCATCATCTAAACGTCACCATAATAATCGGTATCATAAATAATTAGTGGGTAATGGGAGGTGTAAAGATTGACCGTGCCTCCCACTATCCTAATCTTAACGGTTGATCGCAGGGCTTGACCCTGTAAACAAATAACCTTTAAGGAGGTTTATAATGGCATTCGGACAAACAATAATGGGAAAATATGGATGGGAAAAAGTAACTACCACTTCCCAAAAGCAAAAGCTAGGTACACGTATGCAGATTTTCGATAGAGAATTTGTATATGTTAAAGCTGGTGAAGCCCTTACTGCTGGAAAGTTGATTATGGGTCAGGCAGGAACTGCTGCCGAACAGGTTGATTTGGCAGTATCTGCTGCTTCCGCAGGAGCTACTACTATAACTCTTACGGGTAGCTTGACTATCACAAAAGACGAATACAAAGACGGCTGGATTATCTTTAATGATGTTGAAGAAGAAGGTCATATGTACAGAATCAAAGGTAATACTGCTGTGAGTAGTGCTACTGGATGTGTGATAACACTTGATGAAGAAGATGGTCTTGTAGCTGCAATAACAACTTCACAGGAAGTTGGGCTATATCTAAATCCACACTTTGAAGTAGAGATTCATGACTACAATGATGTTGACCATGCTCCACTAGGTTGGACTTGTGTTGATATTGCAGATGAATCTTTTGGATGGATTTGTGATAAAGGATACACAACAGCCTTGTCTGATGGTACTCCGGGACCGGGTGTTCCTTTGATTGCTTCTAATGCTGTAGATGGAGCTGTAGAAGTCTATGATGAGGATGGTACAGTTAACCTTTCTCCAGTAGGCTATATGGGACCAATCGCTGGTGTAAATGGTGAGTACGCATTGATCAAAGCAAACATAGGTTAGGACTCTTATGGAACTATGGACTCCTCAAGGCATGGTCTATTTAGGCTCAACTGGGGTTGGGTTTAATGGCGAGTCTGGGGAGTCCATGGTAGTTCACCAGTTTAAGATGAAATCTCCTGTGACGGGAAGAATGTGTGAGGTAGCGATACCTGCTGACCCTACGGTTAGCAAAGCACATATAGAGGATATGGCAGCGCAATCTTTCGAGACGTTCTTAGAAGATGAAAAGGAACGAGAGATGAAGCGTAAGCCTACGGGAGATGAACTCAAGGAGATTGGTAAAGCAATAAGGGAATTTAAAAAATATACCGCAAGGATGCGAGAATCAACTAACAACAAAATAACATATAGGGGTATCTGATGGTCGAGCAGGACACTTCAATTAGTATTACTCAGGCAGATATTACGGGTGTATTGAGTGATAAAAATAATTTAATAACTAACTTAGAATTACAGTTATCTGCATTGAAGCGAACTGTAATTGAATTGCAGAACGAGGCTACAATATCATGCCAGTGCAAGGACGAACAAGAAAGCAACTCAGACAAGGAGTAGGACGTAATCTAGGCGTCTTAAAGGTTGGTACAGCTACAGGTGGAACTAATAACACCTTAATTGATGTTAATACCTTTAGAGGTGGTGATGATACTTATAATGGGAAGATTATTTTAGTTACAGATGCTGATGATGGAACTACCCAAACTACTCAGTATGTTAATGATTACACTGCTAGCAATAACACTATTCAGTTTCAACAGAATGCCAGCTTTACTGTAGCTAACAATGATACATACGAAATCTGGGATGATATACACCATCCTGACACAATCAATGATTTAATTAATGATGCAATAGATGATTGTGTAGGAAGATTTTATGATCCATTAGAATATCCTGACGAAACGACATCTACCAGTAATACGGCAAATATTGCATTATTCGCTGACAATAAAAGCCTTAGATACGATGTTCCTTCCACTGTTTCAATAATTAATAATCTCTTTTATCGTAGTAAGGTTAC